GAATAATAATGTTGAGAAAGCTATCAGCATTTTCAAAAGAAAAGTAAAAGATTCTAATTTAATGTATGATTTAAGAGAACGTGAGTTCTATAAAAAACCATCTGATGTTAAAAAGGAAGCCAAAAGTAAAGCGAAAGCTCGTAACTATTGGAAGAAAGTAAAGTTAGCAGAAGAAGATAGTCGAAAAAGAGGAAGAAAATTTTAATTTCTTATATTTATATATATCAAAACTAAACACACCGTTCCTATTGCATACGGTGTAACCGAAATATAATAATTCTATTATAGTTCCCAATAACTATACTAAATCCTAAACAGGAGAAATAATAATGGATGATCTCTTAAAAGAAGCAATTGCTGACGCAAAAGCTGTTCGTGAGACTGCTTTAGAAAATGCAAAAATGGCTTTAGAAGAGGCTTTTACTCCAAGATTACAGAACATGCTATCTCAAAAGATTCAGACAGAAATGGAAGATGAAGATGAGGAAGATATGGATGAAATCTCATACAAAGAAGATGATGAAGATCCTTCAGATGAAGATTCGCAGGAAGAAATGGCGATGAAAGATGCTGATGAGGATCCTTCTGATGAAGCTTCCGAAGAAGAACCTGAAGTTGATGAGTCTAATATCATAGAAATTGATGGTGTGAAGTACGCACCAGTAGTTTCTGAAGAAGATGACGAAGAAATGGAAGATGAATCTGAAGATGAGATGGATGAAGATGCAGATCTTGATTTAGAAGCTGTAATTAAAGAGCTTGAATCTGAACTGGATGAAACCGCAGAAAAAGATGATAAGGAAGAAGTTGAAGAACAATCTACTTCATCTGGAATCGGTAAAGGAACTGGAGTGAAGCTAGCTTCCTCAAGTGACGAAGAAGATCCACAAGGTGCCAAACTGAAAGAAATGAAGGATAAGGATGAAGATGAGGTTGATGAAGATATTGATCTTGACGAAGTTCTTAAAGCTCTTTCTGAGGAAGAAGAAGAAGATGAAGAAAAGAATGAAGTTGCAAAACTACAATCTGATCTTGATGAGCATCGCTCAGTAATCGAAACTCTTCGTGGAAAGCTTAATGAAGTCAATTTGCTAAATGCTAAACTTTTATTCACAAACAAACTATTCAGAAAGCATGGTTTGAACAATGAACAGAAGATGAAAGTCGTTGAGCAATTCGACAGAGCTAGTAACTTACGTGAAGTCAAGTTAGTGTATTCTACACTTGGTGAATCATTTGGTGCTAGAAAAAATGAAATTAATGAATCTAAGGGAAGCGCTTCAAAGCCGATAGCGTCTACCAAATCTGAAAAAGAAGTAATTACTGAAAGTTCTGATTTGAGAGACAGGTTTAAGAAGTTAGCTAACCTTATTTAATTGGGAGACATATAATGTCAAACTTTGATAATCTAAACTCTTTGATGACTGGGCACAACCCACACAAAGAGCTTCTCAAACAGACTAGGAAACTAGTTGAAAAATGGGAACCGACCGGATTGTTAGATGAAATCGATGACTCCACTAAGAAACAGGGAATGGCTGTTCTTTTAGAAAACCAGGCAACGCAGCTTATTAAAGAAGCTTCAGCGACAGGTACTGGTGGTGATAAAGAAGAATGGTCTGGTGTTGCACTTCCATTGGTCCGTAGGATCTTTGGTGAGTTGTCAGCGCAAGAGTTTGTTAGTGTACAACCGATGAATCTACCATCAGGTCTAATTTTCTTTTTGGACTTCAAATATGGTTCAGCCTCATCACAAATATCTAAGGACTCAGATGTATTCGGTAATACTTCAGGATCTGGTGATGCTGCTGGTGGTCTTTATGGCGCTGGTAAATTTGGATATTCAATTAACGATAAGAAAGCTGAAGGTATTACACCACTTGGTATGACTACTGGTTCTGCTACATGGAAAGATGTAGACTTTGAGCCTGATTTAAGTGCTTCTGTTGCTGATGGAACACTTTTAAAAGTTCAAGTTGGTGCTGGTATATTTACTCGTGCTGATTTTAATGGTGTACGTGCATTTGAACTTAGTGGTTCTGGTGTCACAGCTGTTTATCCAGCATACAGTGTTGTTGATGACGTAAATAATGTGACTACTGCGAGTTTCTTTGCTAAGATTACTCCAGCTGATGGTCAGTTGTTCGGTATTAAGTATCACGAAGCTCCAATTGCTACACAACGTGGTGATTTTGAACAAAGTTCGTTCACTACACCTGGACCTTCTTCTGCTGATGATCTTGAGATTCCAGAAGTAGACATCCAGTTAAGAAGTGAAGCTATTGTTGCTAAGACACGTAAATTGAAAGCCGTTTGGACTCCTGAGCTTGCTCAAGACCTTAACGCTTATCATAGTGTTGATGCTGAAGCTGAACTTACAGCGATGTTGAGTGAATACATAGCTATGGAAATCGATTTAGAAATCCTTGATATGTTAAAGCTAAACGCTTCTGCTAAAACTGCATACTGGTCAGCTAAAGTTGGCTATGAGTATGATGGTTCAGGCACAGGTGCTTCTGCATTCTCACAGGTTAGTGGTGCTTCAAACGCATACACAAAATCAGATTGGTTCCAGACACTTGGAATTAAGATACAATCTGTGTCCAATGCTATACATCAAAAAACACTACGTGGTGGTGCTAATTTTGCTGTTGTTTCACCTGAAACTGCTACAATCTTAGAGTCTGTAAGTGGATACGTTGCTAATACTGGTGACGCTTCTTCTAAGACATACGCTATGGGTGTTGAAGCTGTTGGTTCAATCAATAACAGATATACTGTTTATAAGAATCCTTACATGTTGGATAATTCTATACTTATTGGTTTCAGAGGAAGCAATTTCTTAGAAACTGGTGCTGTATATGCTCCGTATGTACCGATGATTATGACTCCGTTAGTATACGATCCTCAAAACTTTACTCCACGTAAAGGTGTGATGACACGATACGCTAAGAAGATGGTTCGTCCAGAATTCTACGGAAAAGTTGTTGTTGCTGACATCGATCAAGTTTAATTGAATTTCAATTAATCTACTTAAAAAGGGTGGGAGTTTCTCACCCTTTTTTTGTGCCTTGTATATTTATTAATGAATAAATACATCTTTTTTTAGGAGAATATAATGGAAGCAATTTGGCCAGGTAGTAGTTCATTTTCAGCTGGTGATACGCCATATGGATTTTACGATTCAGACACACATTTTTCAGGATCTAGTAATCATAATGTGGACAAATTTTCAGATTGGGCGGCTAAAAGATTGGGCTACCCTATAATAGCAGTTGAATTACAGAAAGAACAATTTTATGCTTGTTACGAAGAAGCTATCACAGAATATAGTGCGCAAGTAAATCAATATAATATTAGAGATAATATGTTAGCATTACAAGGACAAGAAACAGGTTCTGGTGATGCAAAAACAAATTTAACACATAGAAAACTAACACCTACAATTGGCAGAAATATACAATTAGCTGAACAATATGGCACAGAAGCTGGTGTTGGTGGCACAGTAGATTTTAAAAGTGGCTCTATAGCAATAAACAGTGGTTCTCAAGTTTATGATTTAAATACTTTAATAGCAGATGATGTAGAAAATGGTAATGCTATAGAAGTTAGGAAAGTTCATTACGAAGGTTCTCCTGCAGTAACTAGATATTTCGATCCTTATGCTGGTACAGGCGATGGTTCTTACAATATGTTGGATTCATTTGGTTGGGGAAACAACTCTCCAGCAGTTCAATTTATGATGATGCCGATGTATGCTGATTTATTAAAGGTTCAAGCTATTGAGTTTAACGACCAGATAAGAAAGTCTGCTTACTCATTTGAATTAGTTAATAATAAATTAAGAATATTCCCTAATCCTACTAGTAACTATACATTACATCTTTCTTATTTAGTAAAGAAAGACAGAGATAGTACATTACAAGGAACAACAGATGGTGTCATTACAGACTTTTCAAATGCACCATTTGACAATATGGCTTTCATTAACATCAATGAAGTCGGTAAACAATGGATTAAGAAATATGGATTAGCTCTTTGTAAAGAATTATTGGGAACAATAAGAAGTAAATATGCTTCACTTCCAATACCTGGTGCTGAAACAACATTAGATGGTGATACTTTAAGAACAGAAGCGTCTACTGAAAAAGAAACATTAGTCACTCAACTTAGGGAAATGTTAGACCAAACAAGTAGAAAAGCTCTTTTAGAAGCTGATAAAGATGAGGCTGAATATCTACAGGAAAAGTTGGCTAAAGTTCCTTATCCAATATACATAGGATAATCATATGGCTGGTAGATTTTTACCTCAAAATGATGTGAACTTAATTACAAGAGTTACACGTGAATTAGTTGGGGATAAACAAAACAATAAAGATGGTATTATAAATCAAGAATGTGTTGTATACAAACCATCACTTCAGGAGTCTGTAACCAATATGTATGGTGAAGCTGCTGGTGGTAAGAAAGTATATAAGAATGGTGTTCAGATGAACGCATTAATAGACGCAGAAGATTTTGATTTTAATCAAGAAGAGTTTGGACCTGATGCTGGACAAACAGCAACGTTCTCATTCCTACGACAATCTTTTATAGATGCTAGTATGGTGTTAGAAATAGGTGATTTGATAGATTGGAATTATGGATATTTTGAAGTTGGTACTATAAATGAAAATCAATTAATCGGTGGACAATTTGACCAAAACTATTCGGTTATAGCAAATGCTTTCTTAATTAGAAAAAGTTCTATACAAATAGAAAGAGTTAGGAGTATATAATGGCTCGTGAAAAACCAATACCTCGTTCTGCTAGAAAGGAAATTAATCGTGGCAGAATAAGATCGAGAGATAATGACACAGTAAAACAAATATCAGTTGGATTGATGGACATCGATGCAGCCATTATGTTTTACTTTAATAATACAATTCAACCAATGGTTGAAGAAAATGGTGAATCTATTAAAGTTCCACTTATGTATTCTAATCCTGAAAGATGGGCTATGGTACAAAAAAATGGTTATTTAGTAGATAATAAAAAACAATTAATAATACAATTCAGCCAATGGTTGAAGAAAATGGTGAATCTATTAAAGTTCCACTTATGTATTCTAATCCTGAAAGATGGGCTATGGTACAAAAAAATGGTTATTTAGTAGATAATAAAAAACAATTAATAATACCATTGATTGCTTTTAAAAGAACATCCATAGAAAAAGATGATACGATGTCTGTAGATAAATTAGATCCTAAAGATCCTAAACTATTCTACACTTTTCAAAGAAAGTATTCTGAAAAAAATCGGTATGATAAATTTTCTGTACAGCAAGGCTTAAATAAAGTTAATGAACTTTATACTGTAGGTGTTCCAGATTATGTAAGTGTAACTTATGATTTTGTTATTTGGACATCTTATACAGAACAGATGAATAAAATTGTAGAAAAGATTATTTGGAGTGAGGGTTCTTATTGGGGAGAAGATGGTAAATTTAAATTTAGAACTTCTATAGATAATTATACAGACGCAAGTGAAGTATCTGTTAATTCAGAAAGACTA